GACATATTTCCGTTTTCATCAACTGCTATACCTGCAGCATTAAATGTTCCACCTGTAGCTACGTCTACCGAACCTGGATTATATCCATAACTAAAAGTTGGTGTTACACCACCTAACATAGATGTTACGTCAGTTAAACCTTTACCATAAGCCTGTTGTGATAATTGGTCAAAATTACGTTCAGGTTCTAAAGGACCAGTTGTTCCTGGGATAGCACCCATCTGTTGAGCAAGTTGTTGTTTGTCATCGGCTAAAGCTTTACCTAATAGACCACCTATAATACCACCAATAGGTCCTAACATAGCAGTGCCTAACACAGAACCTGCTATAGATTTACCTTTGCCTGTGCTAAAAAAATCAGTAACACTTTTTTTACCACCCGCAGTATTTGAAGCTATTTCAGAAACTCTAGTTGTTTTAACTCCTGGTGAAGTATCATCCCCACCATCTGATTCATCTCTAACTCTAGTTGTAGGTGTGGTTGGTGTATCATCTGTTGGTGGTTTTGCTTCTTCTTTATATTCAGTATATCCTGCAGGTATAGGATAAATAGGTTTACCATTTACAAAAGGTATATATAATTCTTCACCTTGTTCATTTGTATATCTTCTTGTTTCAGTTTTTTGTAACTGACCAAACTCTGCACCTATATAATCTCTAAATGATATTGGCTCTTGATAGGAAGGTGGAGTATATGTAGGTGTTCTATATTGTTGAGCAAAGGGTATACTTACAGTCTGTTGAGGTGTAGCAAAAGAAGATTGTATCTGTTGCTGCCCTTGAGCAGGAGTAAATTGTACACCTTGAGTTTGTGGGCTTTGATAGCCTGGAACATTACTAGGCTGTAATACTTGAGGTGTTTGTATAATAGGTTGCTGCACCATGCCACCCTCTTGAAACTGTGGCTTAAATGGTAAATCATCAGACATAATAGCTTGGTCTGAATTTCCCATTTGACCCATTTGTTCCATAGTTTTTAAACCACCTTTAGCTTGCTGCCTTAATTTCATTAGTTTTTCTAAACCATGATATCTAACAACATCTGCAGGTAACACAAACTCACCTTCACTTAACTGTGCAGGTATATCATCTCTAACTTCTTTTTGAGTAGAACCAATAGGTACTTGATTTTTTGATATAGGGTCTGTTGTATCTCCTTGGTCTTTTAAACCACCGAGTTCAAACATTTCCATTTGTGTGTTTATAGGTTTTTTAGCCATTGTCTTTATTTACCTCATCTCTCAAATATTTTAGTCTACGTAACGCTGCTATTGCACCTTGAGTTCTATATATAATAACTGTATCTTCTGTTTGCTCTATAGCTTTATGATGTTGTTCTATTAAAGCATCCAAATACTTATTGAGTTGGTGCTGGTGGCTGACTAGGGGTTTGAGGTTGCCCAGTATTTGCTTGTCCATTTCCGCTAAATCCTTGTTCATTTGGTTGAGGTGCTTGACCTGTTCCTATTGTTCCACCACCTGCTCCTGTGGGGTCCATTGGGTTTGCTCCTGCTGGAGCTTGTCCTTGAGGGGGTGGTGGTCCTTGAAATTGTTTTAATAACTCCGCTTGTAAAACAGCTTCATCCATATTATTTGTAACTTTTGAAGGGTCTAAATCCATAGCTTTGGCTATTTCTCTAATAATATAATTAAACTTTGCAAACGGAGCAAGAGAAGGATTAGATGCAGTTTGTAAAAATTGCATTAACCTTTGACTACGTACTTCATTAGCCATAAGACTTTCTGTACCACGTGCATAAACTTCTAAGTCACCTCTTATTTCAGGATTAAAATTAAATTGCATATTAAATCTAAACAAACCCTCACCTAAAGGTTTAAGTAAATAATCATCTACGTTTTTAATAACTGTTTTAATACTACCACTTGCTGCATTCATTAACATAGATATACCTGATGCAGTTCTACCTACACCTGACACACCTGTTTGTCCATGAGAAAACGATGGAAGCCCTGTACTTTCATCAGCTAATTGTCTAGCTTTATCAAACAATTGTAAGTTTTCGCCAGACACATTAGGAAACTTAGTACCAAATATTGCTTGACCTGGAGCACCCCCTTGTCTTCTAAACACTTTACCTGGGTAAACAGATAAATCTTGTCCTGGTACTAAGTTTGTCTCGTCTACTTCTATTAGTAAATTTCCAGATAACACAGCATTATCAACTGCCATTCTCATAAAACCATTCATAAGAGTTTGTGTATCATCCATATTTTCTGCTAAACCCACACCAAAAAATGAATATGGGTTTAATTCATATGGTGCAGCCATATAAGGTATCTTAGCAGGTTTAAATGGATTTAAAACTACTCTTAATAATCTATCACCAGAAACCCATGCATTAATTTGTAATTCTTCTACATCTTTTAATTCTTTTGGTATGTCAACTCCTTGTTTCTCAAGTAGCTCAGTATCTATCATACCCCAATATTCAAAAACTTCAAAGCGGTCTATATCATTTTCATGATTATAATCTTGTAAATCATCTTCCCAATATTTTTTAGTGTAGTTTTCACCTGCTGTTATTACCTCTTCAATAACATTATCTCTAAAAAAGGGTCTTCTTTTTAATGCTCTTAAATCAGACCTAGACATTTTATGTCTTTCAATAACGTACTGAGCTTCTTCTATACTAGTGCTATCAGGGTCAGGATAAAAATTCCAAACAGATACATGGCTAACTTGTGGTATTGTTTTAAATACAGGTGAATACTCTCCTTCTTCATCCCAATTAGGATATTCTTTATCTACAGCAAAAGGTCCTTTCATAACACCTGTACCAAATAAAGCCATCTCAAAAGCTGTACTTCTTAAGTGTTTATTTGCATGTGACTCTTGCAACTGGTCCATGATTTGTTTTTCCATAGACTTAGCTGCAATCATAGCAGGACTAAAAGTTATCGCTGAAGGAGTTTTACCACTGCCTTCTTTAAGGTTTTCAACTTTTCCAAGCTTTTCTTCCAAAGGACCAAGCTTTTCTTGTAAAGTTTGTGCTGTAGCTCCAGCAGGTAATTCTTTACCATCACCGTTATAACCATATGGAGATTCCATATTATCCGAATCTTGTTGGTTACGTAATTGTTCAGGTTCTTTAGGGTCGAAAGAAACATCTTTTGCTACTCCTTCTGGTAGTTCAGTTGGCTCTATACTAATAGGAAATTTATTTCCTGCAAATAAAACATCAACTATTTGTCCATAAGCAGCCAATGTTTTTGTTTTAGTTATTTTAATAAATACTCTAGATTTTTCAGCTTCAGTAAATTGAACGTCAGGTCCATATATACCCCTATAATTTCTATATGCACGAACCCATCTAGATTCATCATCATATCTATGGTCTTCAGATTTTTTAAACTGACTCATAACATGATTAGCGATACCTTTTACTTCAGTATCTGTTACATTAGAATCTTCTGTATCTTCCAATGCTATTGCATCATCTTCTATATTTATTTCTTCTTCAGCCATATTAATATCCAAACGTTGAATCTGCTACAGGCATATTACCAGAAGGTCTGCCATGTGGGTCGTAATCAAATATACTAAATCTAGGTCTTGACATTATACCATACCTTAAAGCATCATATAAATGGTCTTCTGCTTTTGTGTCTACATCTTCAGGATTTTTTTTATCTAAAGGTATAGAAGGTAATTGTGAAACAATATTAGTACAACTATTAAAAAAGACTATTCTAGGTTCTTCTGTATATTCGTCTACTTGCAAACGTCTGTGTATCTCGTTTTTACCTGATACACGACTACCTTTACTTCTATCTGAAGGTCTCCAACGACACCCTCTTTGTATCATCTGTTCTGCTAGTGAAGGTCCTGTATCTCCACGTTTATGCCATAAAGAACTATCTAATACACCATACTTTATGTTACCATCTTCAGCTTCTAATTCAGTTATCATATCTGCCAAATCTGTGGCAAGGACTTTGCTAACATAGAGTTCTCTATAGACAATAAGTTGTTCAGATGGCGAGACAGCAAACCATAACACACCACTATAAGAACCATAACCATAATCACAAGCCCTAAATTTGACCCAATTACTAGGGATGTGAAAAGGCTCAACAACGTGAATGTCACGATTAAACTCCGTAAAAGCGGCACCTTCCTTAATATCCCAATCGCCCTCAAGTAATTGCCTACGCTGTTGCTCTGGAAGGGAGAGCAACATTGCTTCGTAATCACCTTCTCTAGATAAATACGGATTGTCAAATAATCTCGCAGGGATAAATTTCCTTTTAAATAATGCTTGTCCAGCCTTGCTATGTCCTGCTGGATACTTAAGTACTTCCCCGGTCTCGATATCTGTTGCATCAAATGCCTTTCCATACGGTGATGGGTCAATAAACATTTTTTTAACCCAGCCATGCCCAGGACCTCCCGGGTTTGTAGTGGCTCTCATATAGATTGGCAAATCTGACGATGCGGTTCTTAATCGTGAACGCATGTAGTTCCATGAAAATGGAGTTGCCCACTGCGTTAACTCGTCAAACCCTATCCAACTAAATGCCAATCCTTGATATCTTAATACGTCATCATCTCTGTCAAGGTATGACATCCACAATCTAGCACCTGATGGTGCTACCCATTGCATCTTTCTCTCTGACCATTTTATACCCTTCCAAATTTTAGGATATAATTCTTGTGACTTCCATACTAACTCTCTAAGTTCTTCTGTCGTATGTCTTAATAATAATCCACTAAAGGATGGATGACCCATATACCTTAGTGGGTCTGCAAGCATGGCATACGACTTACCACCACCTGCTGAACCTCCGTATAAAACTTCTCTTTCACCTGCTGCAAGAAATTCTGTTTGAGGTCCTTTGTTTGGTTTAAATATAACGTTAAGAGACTCTTCATCATCTACACGTTCTACTTCAACTACTTTAGATTTTTGAACCGAGTCTTTCTTCTTCGATGGCTTTCGCTTTCTCGATTGCTTTCTGGGCGTACTCAGACCATTTTCTAAGAGTTCTAGCTTGGTTCTTACGTTGTTGCTCATGCATTAACCTTTTTCTTAATCCTACGTGAGATATTTCTCTACCTGTTTTTTGAGTAAGCCAATTCGCAACTTGACGAAAGGAATACTGCTTTACATATTTTCTAGCCATTTCAATAGCTTCAAGTTCTAAAGGTATTGGATTAAGTACGTCAGGGTCTTCTATATCTTTTTCATATCCGAATGGTATTATACGTGATATACGTGGTATCTTAGACCACTCTTTTCCTTCTTCATCTTTTACATCGGTAGGCTGTGGTAACTTCCACTTACCTAAACTTCTTGCAGTCATGTTACTCTTTATTTTTAGGTGGCAATATCATCACTCCACCTGATGCTTCCACTTGTACCTTTTCTGTTTTAATTAAACCTACTCTGTCTAGCAGTTCCTTGCTTGCTGAGAGCTTGTCTCGTATGCCAAGCTGGGTAGGGTCATCTACACCACTTACCATAGCCACAGCAGCTTTAGGTGCGTTTCTACTCATATATATTTGTGTAGCATCCATAATTTCTTCTTTAAGAGACTTGACTATATCAGATGTGCTAGATGTTTCAGAGTACCCTGCTAATATTTTAGCTTGTGCTACATCGCCACCTGCACCATCAAATAGTACATCAAGAAACTTTTGTTGTCTTTCAGTTAATTGTCTACTCATACTGGTGGGTTCTCTCTGTAATGCTGTCTATCAACACGTGCTATCAATCTTTGTGCTCTATTAGGAGTTTGTTTGTACCAACGAGAATCTTCCATCTCATCTGCCATCTTTACCCAATCACAATCTTCTACTGCAGCAATCATGTTTTTAAACTTAGATAAACGAGGTCTGCCCAATTGAAAACACATATTAGCTAATACATGTTGTATCTCTTCAGGCAGATTATCAAATTGCGAAAACAATAGGTTACAATCTTTTATAGTCGTTTCTATGTCTTTCGCAAACCAGTCATCCACTTGTTCATGTGGAATTTTTGTACCCATAGGCTGTTCATAATATTCTTCATCCCATTCAGTTATTAGGTGTCCAATACCCCCTGTAGGATATCCTTCTGAGCATCTATATGTTTCATATTTAACACCTTCATCATCTGCTATTTCATTCTGTAGTTTTATTAAATTCATTAATTACTTACTTTCCTTGATGTTGTACTAATCATGTGTTCTAGGTGACTTACTAAAATCTTTCTCATATTCTCTGCTCTTTGTCTGTTAGTAAAAGAGTATTCACGAATATCATCATTACTTATCTTGAGAGAGAATGTGTAGAAAGCACCTTGCTTAATAATACTAGAAGCACTGCCGTTGGCTACTCTAGCAGGATTAATTAATGTACCGAAGTTTGTTTCAATTATGTTTGACATTATTTCTTTCCCATAATTTTCATAGCTTGTCCTGCACCCTTGATACCAAATGATGCACTAATAGCTATAAACAAAAGATATTGATACCATTCAGGTAATGTATTCAATACCTCAAACCCTGTTCTTACATATTCTGTCATGCTTGGAATGAAAACAAGTATAGCAGGTAAAAGTAAAACTGTCAAGGCAAATTCGTCTTTCCATGAATTATCTGTGGCATCTGCCATAGACTTTTCCCATTCAACTTCGCCTGTTGCCACCTTCTCAGCTACAACTGCTTTCGCTTTAGCTTGTGCTACCTTTGCTTGTCCTTCAGCTTTAACCTTCTCAACCTTGCTGTCCATCC